CTACCGGAGTTGCCGCGCCAGCCAGCATCATCCACGCCAAGCACGCCCCATCGTACACTTTAGGCATGCTCATAAACTGGTTGACCAGATCCCGTTCGGCGGTGACGCCAAGCGTGGTGATCGGCATAGTCAGCAGCGGCTTGGCCAGCACAAGGTTCAGCACGCCTGACACATAAGAGGCTGACAGGTTGACGGTCTGAACCGAGCGGATGCCAGCATCGCCCCCCTGCAATGGCATGAACGGGCCGAACTTTCCGGTGCCGGTGCCAGAGTAGACTACGCTGGTGACTGCGGCTGCTGTGTTGCCAATCGGCAGGGTTGCAGGCGTTGCGCGGCCTGCTGTGCCTGCGCTGTTGGTATAGCCGATGCTCAGGTTGGGCGTTGCAGCGCCCATCACGGTCGAAGGCGTCAGGAAAGCCTGTACGCCAGCGCCGTCAGTGTATCGCGGCAGGGTTACAGTGTTGTTCAGCGTCTGGTTGCCTGTAGTGGTAACAGTCGTGATCGGGTAGAAGCCGAGCATGTCGACCAGCATCAGCACGCAAGGCGCTGTAGTGGCTGCGGCAGTCTGTGCGGCTGCGTTCAGTAGCACTTTAAATCCGCCAACATTGCCGCCGTGAGGAATGCCGGTAGCTCCTGAAGTCGTGTCAGTCAAAGCCTGAAACGCGAGGTTAGTGCCGGTGCCGAGAATCGTATCAGCAGCAGGGTTGCCGCCGCCACGAAACAGGCTGTACCAAAGGCCGGCAGTGTGCGCAGTCGTTGCGAAGGTCGACTTTTGCCAGTCAGCGCGGTAGAACTTACCGAGCGTGCTGACATTGTTAATCATGTCGTCTTGAGATGTGAAGCCGGCCATTTTTTAGCCCTCAGTTATAAGTCGTTTCTATCACGCCAATGATCGGCGCACCGGCCAGCGTACCCACCGGCAGGCAAATAAAGTTCAGGTATGCGTCGTCTTTAATCTCTGGCAACGAGCATCCGCAATCGGTCAGGTAATCAATCTCGACCGCCGCATCAATGCCCACGATATCAATCGTCGCCAGAGGCTTGACCATGACCAGCGCGAACAGGCCCACATCGCCAATGCCACCAATGGTGACTGACTCGACCGATAGCACGCTTGAATCTCCAGCTTGTAACGGGATAAACGGGCCGCCACGATCAACGCCTGACTGCTGCGAGTGCAGAATGGTTCCGTTGACCGCCTGCGTGCTCATGATGACCGATTGCGTCACGCGGCCCGGCACGCCGTCCTGATTGGTATATTTCACCGTGAACGGCTGGCCTCCAGTCTGGCCCGCCACCACCACCGGCATCAGTTGAAAGCCGGTGCCTTGGTATCGCGTCGGCTGCACGGTGTTATCAAGGAACTGCTCATCGGTCACGGATTCGTCAATAAACCCGTAGAAACCGACGTAATCCATCATAATCATCGTCAGCGGTGCAGCGGTTGCCGTAGTCGTCAGCGCCAGCACTTTACGCAGGAACTTCTTGCGGTCAAACGCCTCGACGTTCGGGCCATGATCCAGCCCGCCGTCAGTGCTTCGCTTCAATGGCGTGAACGCGCCGGGCGTGCCGATGTAATAGTTCGGCACTGGATTTCCCGGCGACATGCTCAGGTCGAACCAAACGCCCGCGCCAGTCGCCTGAGTAGGCTGCTTACGGAATGACCGATACAGATACCGCCCGGCGTCTTGCGCGTCGGCAATGTCACGCGCATTCCGAAAGCCGGCCATTAGTCAGCCGATACGTCAAGGTCGCCCGGAGCGAACTGCGGCTGAATACCTGCGGCGACGTTCAGAGTACCCGACAGCGTGCCGATAATCATCTGTGCGACCGCGCCGGATACTGTGTCCACAATGGCAAAGTGCGTGATCGCGTTCGTGCCGGCAGTACACTGGCCAAACTGAATCAGGCCGGCATTGCTAAAGGTCGAGCCGCCATCAGTCCATGCCGTTGCCTTGGTCAGCGCAACGCGGGCATATCCGGTGTAATTCGCCTCAGCAGCCAGCGATCCAGCCTCGCCGGGGTCGGCGGTGAACAGCGCCAGATATTGGGTGGCATTCGCACGATAGGACGGATCAACGCCTTGCAGGTGCATCTTTAGCGTTGCGTTTTCTGTGGTATTGGAGAGGCTCATGGCTCACCCTCTTGCAGTAATGCAAAGATTGTACCACTTTTGCGGAATAGTGCGCTAAGGTCTTTCTTCCCACCGGAACGACGCAACGCCGATAACGCCCGTCATCGTCATGCGGTAGTAGTACACGCCGGGAGCCACGCCTCGAACCAAGTCGTTGTTGTTGCCGACCGATGCGGAGCGGTTCGTGTTGCTGTCAGTCTTGGCCCTCAGCACGTCAAGCACCGTGCCGCCCGTATGCGAGCCGCCAGCCTCAAGCACAACCACGCCAGTATAGGCCGGTGTTCCGCTCATAGTATTGGCCGCGAAAATCGGCAGAACCTCGCCCCATGTTCCGCTCGGAGTTCCGCCAACAACCGTTTCAATGCGGATCGATCCTGCCTCAATCGCAATTTCAAGCGCCGAAAGAATCACGTTTACAGGGACCGTTGCGCGTATGACGTAGGTTGCGGTGGTGGCAGTCGGCCACTCTTTGAATGACCGGCGCTCTCTGCCCTCGAAAAAGCCAGTCTGCGCCACGTCGACCCTAACCCTTCGCGTTCCTTCGCGCCCGCTTGTTAGCAGGTCAGCAGGCCCGAAGTCTGGGATTGTGTAGGTCATACCGTGACAGTTACAGTCAGCGAGGTGGCAGACTGAACGGCACCGCCAATAGTCTTGCAAGTGACAACGCAAGAATATATGCCGATTGCCAAGCTGGTGTATGTCGAGTTAGTCGCGCCACCAATCGGCACTCCAGCTAGCAGCCATTGGTAGGTAAACGTATGCGGATAACCGCCAGACCATGTTCCAGTCGTGCAGGAAAGCAGTCCACCAAGTGTAAGCACGCCAGACGCTACCGGCAGCACTTTGTTCAGCGGCTTACGGTCTCTCCGGTCTTGCCGCTGCTGCTGCAAGTACCAGGTAAGGCCGGACTTACTTGTCAGCGTGACGAGTTGGCTTGGCACGGGCTGGCTGCTCCTGCTCTTTTGCGGCTTCTGGCTCTTTCGGCGCATTCTTGCGCGCATTCTCGATGCGCACGATTGTCTCGAAATCTACAGGCTGGCCAATCTCTAGGCCGTCTTCATTCAGTGGCATTGCTCTGTCTCCTTTTGTATGCAAACAGCATACCATAAAAAAGCCCCCAATTAAGGGGGCTCTCTTTAGCGGCGCATCAGTTCGTAATCAAGAACCCGATAGGCACGTTCTTACGCTCAATCACGCGCGACCAAGTGGCATCAAGCGCCAGTTCAGCCGGAGTGAAAGAAACAGAAGCCGGAGTGCCGGTGTTCTGGTAACCGAACGGGTGAAGGATCCATGTTTTACGAGTCCACAAGGTCTCGACACCAGCACCGTTGCCCTGAGCCTCCTGACGCTCAACCTCGACAGGCTTGATCGGCATGCCGTCGCCATAACCAAATGCGCCTTCGCCGAACAGCACGCTGACGTACTTGAAGCCCGAGGTAGAACCCGGAGTCACGGTCATGCTGTCATCAACGATAACACGCAGGCCCATGTAGGTCGGGATGGTCAGCATGCCCTTGCTGTCAGGAATGTAGACGATGTCGTCATTCTTGACCATCTGCTTCATGACGGCAGAGTGAACAGCAATTGCGCGCAGTGCGTCAGCCGCATCGCCCATAGTGTAAACCGCATCGGTGAAGCTGTCACGGTTGAACTTGGTCGAAGCGGTTTGTGCGCCGGTCGATTCAACCGCCACGTTGACAACCATGTCGCCAGCGTTGTTTGCCACGTTGTCGGCATACAAGCCGTTGGTAGTGGCGATCAGGCGGCGCTGCCACTGGCGAGTCCAGTAGCGGTCAACACGCGAACGGATATGCTCCATAGCGCGCGGGCCAAGTGCCAGCTCGGACGCTAGGTCAGAAGCCGACAGGCCTTTGTTCAGGAAAGCCTTGCGGCTGATCTGCTCGCCCTGAACAACCTTATCAGGAGTTGCCAGCGTGCCGGGGTTGTCGGTCGAGATGTTCGGAGCGACGGTCTGGTCAATATCTTTCCAGAACGGCAGCTCGGCAGTCTTACCGGCAGCAGTTGCGATGCTGTCGAGCAGCGCGTTGCGGGTAACAATGCCAGACTCGAAAAAGGCAGTCTTTTCCGGCGAGTTTACGGCGGGCAGGTCTTGGAATACCTTTACGTCGATGATGTCAGCAAGTTGAACGGTAGCCATTTTTAGTAACCTCGGGTGCGTAATTTATAATCGGCGTTCAACCGATCATATTGGGCTTCGTCTTTTTTGCGGATTTCCGAAAGTTCGGCCCCGCTGTATTCTTCAAACTTCTTAGCAGCCCCGCCGCCCGATTTACTACCAGCAGCCCCGCCGCCGGATGATTGGTTGCCGTCCACCAGGAACGGATAACGCTCGGCCAAATGGCTTTTCAACTGATCCACAGTCAAGGTGCCATCCGGGCCAGAAATTACTACGCCGTCAGTGGTGTGCTGAATGAAGGCAAGCGCCTCTTTTTTCAGCAACTCCGCACGGGCGGTATCGCGGGTCAGGCCGTTTGCCAGTTCGGTCGCCAACTCTCCGCGCTCTTTGTCGGCCAGTTTGCGCTTGAACTCCTCGAAGTCCTGAGCCTGCTTATCAAACGCGCTTTTTGTATTCTTGTAGAGCGTTTCGTATTCTTGCCGCTCTTCCAAGCTCTTTTGCGCGGCTTCTGCCTGATCCTTTTCGATCTGCGCCAGCTTATCTTTAGCGGCCTTTCGCTCGTCGCGTTCTTTGCGCAGAGCTTCTTTTAATTCGTCGGCTGGGTCGATGCCTTCAACCTTTAGCCTGTATTTCCCGTTCTTTTCTTCGTAAAGCGATTTCAGTGACTCATCTACGCCGTCAAGCGAATCGATCTCAAACTTCAGCATGTCCTACCCCGTAGGCTATCAACATGGCACCTGCCATAGTCAAATTCTATGCCCGCTTGTCGGCGATTGCAAGTAACGTGCCATTATAGCGTCAACCCCTCCCGCGCCTTGAGTTCGTCCAGCGTGTAAACCTTGCCAGCATCGTCCGTGAACTTATCAAGACTCAAGCCGCCTGATCGGAATAACTGGGCGCGCTCCGGGCCTAACACCTCATCCTGAAACTCTGGCGACTGGCGACCAAGCCAGCTGTTATAGGTCGTCTGCGAGCTAACCGGTCCTGTCATGCTTGCCCGTGTTGCGCCTTCCCTGAGCGCGGCGAATTCATCTGCCACCACCGGCACGCGAACGGATCGGCAGTTATGTGTTATAATCCCGTCAGCAGAATAAACACCATCATCAGTCATCAGGTTAAAAACATGACCAGAAAAACTAATCAACTCGACCTTGACAACTGTATCGAGCTTTTGAATTCTGGACTCAAGCCGCCGGAAGTCAGCAAGAAAACTGGCGTCAGTAGAAGCGTCGTTTACAGGCTCGCAAATGAGCGAGGAATTGAGCTTGCTCGCCCGCTCTACCTCGACCTTGACGCCGAAAGCGTTCTCTCCATGTTCGACCTCGGAACGGGGAGCGCCGGAATAGCAAGGCGCATTGGCACTAGCGCCAGCGTTATCGACCAGCTCCTTGTTGCTAACGGACGAAAGCCCAGGAACAGAAGCGAGCAACAGCAGGCCAGAATGGATAATACGAGCCATGAAACGCGCGTGGCGCTCACCAGTAAAGCTAACGCCGCAGCGAGAGGTCGCAAAAAATCCGCCGACGAAATTGCCAAAGCCGCCACATCCAGATTTATCGCCCAAAGCTCCAGAAGCTCGCATCTTGAGGAAATATTCGACGTATTTATGCGCGAACGTGGATACAAAGGAATCCGCCAACTCAACATCGACAAGTACAACGCCGATTTCGCATTTGGAAACGTCGCCGTGGAAATCTTCGGGGGCTGCTGGCACTGGACAGGAAAGCATCTTGCTAGATCCGGAGAGCGAATCAAAAGCATCCTCGATGCTGGATTTCATCTCGTCATCATAGCTGCCCGCGACGGGCTCATTACTGCTGAGGCAACAGACAAGGTTATCTCCCTGCTTGATGAGATTGGCAGAGACAAATCCGGAATCCGTCATTACAGGATGATTTGCAGTAACGGTCAGGACGCGATTGCCCAGACTAGTGATTCTGACCATTTCACCATCGAATGGCCTTTTCGTAACGTAGTTAATCCGGCCAACGGGCAATACACGCGAACTAGGTAAAACGCACCCGTAGTGGAGCGGCGGGATAGGCCCCTCGCCGACCGGGTATATCTTCCCGTCGAGCGATGCGCAGGTTATCGTGGTGCGACCATCAAGAACCGCCGAGTATTCCTCGCCTTTCAAGACGTCACTATTGGCGCGGTATGTTGCATTGCGCGCAACGCTGCCTGTAAGGTTCGCCGCCGTGCGCACGACAGTCTCAGCCTGTTGCCGTGTGCGAGTGCTGACCATCCCGAACACTTCGGACGCGATCTCCTTAGTCGTCAGCCCGCGAGTTATGCCAGACTGAACCGCCGTCATCACTTCACGCGATGCGCCGGCTGCGAAGGTGTCGAATGCGCCCGACAGCGTGGTGACAATGGTTCGCTGGCCGCTAATGAGCTGCATCGGTGTCGACTCAATGCCGCGCGCCAGAGCAGCCGTGCTAATGCCGGCCAACTCGACCGCGACCGCACCTTGCAGCATGCGTTGCGTAAATTGTGACTCATAGGCTGCAAAATCACGCATCGCCGGCATTGTTTGTGACTCAAGGGCTAATCCGGCAGACTGAGTGATAGCGTCTATCTCGAATTGCAGCGCGGTCAATCGTGCAGCCTGAAAGCTGGTCAGGTCGTGATTAAGCAGCGCAGCACGGATCTCTTTCGCCATGCGACGAAGTATCGGCAGCGACTTCTTGACTTGGCCGGATGCTAGGCGCTGGATAAAGAGTTGATGGCGCGTCAACGCATCAACCAAGTACCCATTAGCCGACATTAGGCGTCATCGGCTCAACCTCGCCGGCCTCAGCGTCGATCTCTTCATCAGTGCGGCCCGGCTCCAGGTATGACGAACCGCGCAACATGGCGCGAACGTCCTGCATTGCCACCACGCCGCGATCCATGAGCTGGATGGCTGACATTGCCTCAGCAGCCATGACATTTCGCGGCAGGAACTCGGTATTTAGCCGGTAGACTACGGTGTCAGGATTGCCACCCATGAACAGCGCGCAATCCTGCAATGCGCCGGCAATGGCTGCTGATACGTTGTTGGTTGACGACAGCAGCGCGCTAGAACGGTTGCCTGCGTCAATCCGTGCCGCCTCAGCCGTTTCCTGTACGCTTGGCGTGATGATATGCGCGCCCACAGATATCATCTGATCCTCAAGCCGCTTGAGCTTTTCCTCAGCCGCGCTTGTGGCCTCAAGTTGCAGCAGGCTTGCGTTGCCTGACTCGCCTAGAAAGATGCCCTGATCCGCTCCGACGGTGATCCCGTTCGGGTTAGACTCTTTCCACTGCTCAGGGCTCATGTTTGAGCTGATGACCAGCGTGCCGCCGCTATGAATGTGCAGGCACTTAGCTTGGTCGGCTGACACTTGGTAGTGATAGGTGTTCAGGTCAACTATGCCGCTGATCGGCGCCGAGTCGCATTCCGGGCGGTTGTTTTCCGATCCGATCAGGTGCAGCGGAATGTGATCGAATGGCGCGCCGTCAGACTTGCGCACGACGAATTCAGGAATAACCACGTCGCCTTTTTCGTCTAGCACTTCTTGCGTGTAGCCTTGCTCGGTCAATCGCAGAACTCGATACCGCACTTCATGCTCAATCGTGAATTCGTCGCGCGCGATTTCTTCCACTTCGCACAGCTTGGCCATAGTCAACTTCATCACGCCGCCAACTAGCTCAAACTTCCAGTTGTCCAGCGCCTCAGCCCGATACATAGTCATTCGCGCCTGCAATTGCATGCGGCTAACCTGCTCGGCTGATAATCCTGGCTCACTGACAGGGAACTCTGAAAGGATTGCAGACCGGCCAACAATCAGCACCTCGTCCAGATTGATCTTGGCGAACTGCTCAAGCGTCAATCCAGCGCCGTCGGCATTCTCGGAAATGTAGTCAAGCTCGGGCGGTAACTCGAGCTCAGCTGGCAGCCTGAACACCATGCCAGACAAACCTTTGATCGTGTAGCCAGAAACCGGCATCCAAGTAGCGCGCATCAGATAGCGCGCATATCGACCGCGAGCCTGATCGGATCGGTCAGTCTCGGAATCGTCAGGCAGAAATAGCGTGGTCGCACTCTTTACAGCGTCCTGCCCGTCAGTCGCCAGCCGGTTCTTGCGCCAGCGCGCAAGGTTCTGCGAGTAATCTGCGTGCGTGCTGGTTATTGGCATTGGCGTATCCTGCGATAGTTATGCAGGAATTATGCCATAGAAACGGGCTGGCGACATATAGCGGCGACTTTAACGGAGAGACTCCAGCCTCGGCCCCAGAAACTCCCCGCCACCAGGCATCGCGTAAACCACTCGACCGAACCGGATGATCGGCTCATAAACCACCTGAGTCGGCGCGCTGACTTCTACCTTGGCGACTAGCTCGATGCCGTGGAGCTTGATGTTAGGGATGAATCCCATGGTTGTGATGGTGCCTTTCATGTGCTGCTCCTTGATTAATGTCAGCCAATTGTGCAGCCGACAATGCGAAGTGTCCAGAATTATTTTTAGTAGCTGAACCGCACCGGCTGAATCAGGGTCGGCTTTAGGATTGGCATCTCATAGGCAATCGGGTATCCGCTCGCATCGTTCTGGTGATCAGTGCCTGACTTCTTGTCTGGCTCGCCGTTTTTGTCGTATGCCTGATGCTCCAAGTTCTTAGCAACAGTCGGGCATGCGCGGTCGTTTACGCGCAACAGGCCGGATTCTAGCGCCTTGTTGACCGCCATAATGCGATCCTTTACCGCTGGGTTCGTCGACTTGTACCGAACGATGTAGCCGGCCTGCTGTAGCAGCGCAATGTCCGAGATTGATGCGTCCGTGGACTTCCTGTTCTGCCCGCTAGCGTCAGGGTAAACGTGGATCTTGTGGCCGTTCTTTTTCCACCGCTCGCTAATGATGGCGATCATTGCCGGAGTGTCGTAAATGTCCTTCAGTTCGTCGACCGCATGCCAAACCTTGTCGCGCTTGACGTAAATGGTCGCCGCCATGTGATCCACGTTGAAGTCCATGCCGATGAACAGCGGCTCTCCAAACTGGATAGTCTCTGATGACCTGCAACGGACGCGATCATAGGATCGGTAAACGGTGCCGCTGGTCAGGTTCGTGAACTCGCCGCGAAGATACGCCCCAATCAGCTCTTTAGGGTAGGTCTGCTCAAGCGATGTAATGTAATCGTGCGGCAGGTTCGCGGCGTTGTCATAAGTGCTTGCCTGCAATAGCCCATAGTTGTGCGCCAGCTCAGGACGATCAGCAAGTGCCTGCACGAACATCTGATGCGTGAACTTGAATCCCTCTGGCGTGGTCGTGACGTCGATCCCGTTGCGCAGCTTCGGGTCATTGTATCGCATCCGCGCGATAATCTTCATCCACGAAAGCCGCGCCTTTTCCGTGGTCATCACGTCCAGTTCATCAATCAGCGCGTGGCCAATCTTAAAGCCGATGATGCTCGCCGGATTGCTCATGGATCTGCACAGCGTTGTCCCGCGATACTTCGACCCGCTGTAGAAGTCGACCTCTTTATCGCCCGTTCGCGTGACTACGCGCAGCCCCATCGTATCAGCGACTTCTTCAATCGTCGGGTAAAAAATGTCGCGAATATGCGGGAATGTCGGCGCAAAGTAGCCGGCGTTGACTTTCGGGTGTTGCCAGAAGTGCGTGCAGACCGCCTGACAGCCAACCCAAGTCTTTCCACTACCAAATCCCGCAACAAACGCTCGGAACTTGTGCGGCATGGCAAGGAACTTCGACTGCGGGACATTAGCCCCCGCTACGATGGTCGGCGCTTGCATCTTGTACCTGGATTATTACCTGAACAGGCTGCGGCGATTCTTCCTCAACTTGGCGATCAATGCCGGCCAGCTTCGCCTGAGCCATGATGGCTTGCACAGCAGCAGCGCACTGCGGCTTTTCGCCAGTCGTGGCAAGCCCTATAACCATCTCCAGCTTCTCGATCTGGCCCTCTACTGTAATCATGAATCGCTCCTTTACCTCTTTTCGCAGACCCTCCATGTATTCAGCCACTAGCGGGTCATGGCGCATTAAAGATGCAGCCGTGCGCATAACCGCCGAGCTTTCAGCGTCCTTGCACTTGAACACGTCTTTATAAATGCGCCAGTCAGCCTCACCGGGATCGGCAATCAGCCTCCGTGCGTATTCTCGGTGCGCGTCGCTGAGTTTCTTGAGTGCTTGCGTTCCCATGCACACATTGTGCCATGTTTTGCGCTGGAGGTAAAAAACCCCAGCGCCGAGCATCGCAGGATCACTGCTAGCTCGTGTGGGGCCGTGTTGCTGGTAATGAATGTGCCGGCGCTGATCTCGGCATAGCGTACGTCAAATGACTGTCCACGCTTCGGGCGTCGCGCATCAGCCTGCGCATTCCATTCATTCGGCTGATATCTGTCAGGTCGTGAACCCTGATTACACATCTTCGATCCCGTCGGACTCGACTCAGATATCATGCGAATAAATAGCCGAACCGACCACGGTGGCTAGCCGCTATGAGGAATTGCACCCGGTCTGGCCGCATTCCCTGACACGCTAGGCCGAGAGTGGCAGCCATCATAGCAAGTGCTTCGGGTTTTGAGCTGCGTGCCTCACTCGTGACCAGAGTATAAGACTAACCGAACTTCTTGCCAATCAATTTGAACGCAAAGGTGCGGAACTGAATAACACCGACGAAACCAACGCTTGACCCGATGAATACGCCCATTGATCGAGGCAGCCCAAGGTAATCCGCGCCGCTGTACAAGCCGACCGCGATGCAGCCGCATAACAGACCTTCAAGCCCGACCCTTTGCCAGCTGCTCTCTGACTTGTCATAAACGACTCTAAGGGTCGCAGTTATCAATGCGGCGATTAATGCCTGCATCTCGCCAGGAAGTGAGCCAAGCGCGGCCAGCCAGTTGTTGGGATTATCGGGCATCTTCATCTATTCCGTTTCCGAAAGGTTGGCACGCGTTTTGCTTATTGTATCCGCGCGCGTGCCGTGAAGTCCACTACTTGAGCATCTCAGGATGAACTGTATGGCGCGCAACCTCTCCATATTCACGATGAAGAACAATGCACTTCATGTTCTCCCGCGACCTCCATCCTCCAGCAGTAGCGTAAGCATCACCAGGAGCTAAAGTATTGAAGCTCTCAACCGTGCATCCGGGATATTCTTTCTTGCTTTCATGGTGAACATGCCCCGTCCACCACATCCGATGCTTTGTACGCCCCCACGCTTGAGGCTGGTCTGCTGCCATTACCTGCCCAAGCCGATCTGCTTTGCATGTATGGCCATGATGAGTGCCGACAATAGAATTTCCGAACTCAAAATAGGTAAATAATGCGGGGCTGATATCGACCGTGACACGCGGCTCGTTTTCGTAGATATGGCTAAGAGCGGTCGATAACCAAAGAGCGCCAGTCTCGTCGTGATTGCCAGGCACGTTAATGATATGCACGCTCTTATGCTTTGTTAGTGCAGTCTCTATGCATTGGCGGATCACCTTGACCAGCACCCGAACCATTTTGGCGTAACGGCTGTCTGCGTCCAAATGGTGGCCGCTTCGTGGAGTTACAGCAGCTATTGAATCATAGTGAGCGGCGTCTCCAAGGTTAACAATTGTACAAGTCTCCGTGCGAGGTGCGGCATCAACAAGTGCAGACATCGCGCTACAATGCATTCGCTCGGCAATGCTTAGATCCCAAGACTTGCCGCACTCTTCTGACCAAATGTATTCGCCAATGTGAGGGTCACCAATCGGGTAGCAAGCCATAAGGTCAGGAAGATAATCACCGGCATAAGGCCTAGCTATAAGCTGCGGTAAATCCTCCTTTAGAGCCTCGCAAGCCTCCACCATCATCTGATAGCGGCGCTCATCGTCTGCGCTGGACTTAACCCACTGTGCAGCAACCTGGCCCTCGCGGTTATACAGCGTCGAAACGCCCTTAACTTTGAACCCGTCTGGCACCGTCTTGGTCATGTCGTGCGCAGGCGAATAACCGCGCAATGCGATGCGCTTCATTCTCCGCTGGAGCGACCGCTTGTCGATATCAAGCGCCCGCGCTGTTTTGGAAACGCCGATATGTTTGATCGACTCGATTAGTTCGTCGTCTGTGTGCTTTTTGGCGACCATTATTTTGCCGCCTTGTGGATGCGGTAGGCGATTACCATGTCATCTCTAACGCCAGCCTCATCAAGTGACCATGAATATCTGCCAAGGTCAAGCTGATCGGTATAAATCACGCCGTCTCCGAACTGTATGTCATAGCTAATGCCGTCCATTTGTCCGATTGGGCATCCTCCGCCATTCGACATGATCCAGCCGTCAGCATTGGTAACGCCGGAACCGGCAACCGTCTCAGCTGTAAGCTGTTGGTTTACAACTGCCCATTTGTGCATGTTGTAGATTCGACCACGCCCTGACAGGTATTGGCCGTCCTGATACTTTGCATATACCACGCTGCTTTTACGGAATCGGTTGGTTAGCTCGTGGGTAGCCCATGGCGGCATTCTTCCTTCATATCTGTATGTGCCGAATGCATCTCCATCGCCATCAACGGCCAAGGAATCCTCGGCAGTTCGCCCAGCACTAGCACACTCCCCGCGCAAAGCAGCATAAGCAGCCTCGTCCTCATAGTTGTCAGCCTTAAACTCTCCCTGCTGGCTGCGAACCATTTTGAGCAGGCCCATGAAAAGCCAGCCCTGCTCCTCGGTCATCTCGACGCCTGACACGCACTTGAATGCCGCAACAGTCGCAGCTATTGAACGCTCGCCGGTCGGCTTGTCATACGTCGCCGCACGGTCTTGCATGTGCGCCAGTCCAGCGTTAAGGAATTCTTGAGCTCTCATATCATCACCCCGTTTTGTTTTGCCAGTCTAATCGCCCGTCCAAGCCTATCACGGTTAATACCGAACCGTTCAGCGACCCCAGCAAGCGTCCCGCCATTGTAGATAAGCTCATACGCCTTGACAACAATTTCTAGCGGCACCTGGTTAATGTGGGTTTTGGGTTTGTTTGGTACGTTCGTGCCAAGTTTCATGGCTTAGGCGCTGCTGCGAGTATTGCTGTGTAGATATCCGCATCGTCACCTATCTCTTTCATCCATACGTTGAATGCGTCCATTAAAGCAGTCAGCATTTCCGGCGTAGGCTCCACCGGCACAAGCACATAGCCAGCAGGCACGACTGGCTTTGCTCGGGCGGCACCAGCCTCAAATGCTGCAAGCGGGCTGATTTCGGCTGGGTTACAGACAGACGCCAACCACGCCTGATACGCTTCGCGCTCGCTCATCACTTGCTCTCCTTCGGTGGTGTAAATGGCATCCAGTGCGTAGGGGTGCCGAACCTGCCTGACGATGAACACCTCCAAGCAACTTGGTTAGGCTGCGGCTCACCTGAGCGACCAGATCGTAGCCTGCCTACATAAGTAAGACCGTGCGGTGCCCACAGAATAACGTCTTTATCTTGTTCTCGTGGTCTTATTACTGACATTTCAAACCAGACTTCCTGTGCTGAAGCTGCGAGTGCTGCTTTAGCTTCTTCCCAGTATTTAGACTCCATGCCTCTAGCATGGGAATACAGTTGATCCAGCAGCTCTCTGCTAATTGTTACTTGGTCAGTCATGTCGGCTATCCTTTGTGCGCAGCCAGGGCTGCGTCAATTGCTGATCCAAAGTTCTTTGCGCCTTCGTGTTCGCTTGGCAAGCAATACTCGTCACCAATGACAGACCAAATGTCAGGCAGTGCGGCTATATAGCGATACCTTGCAGCATCCAGTGCATCTGCTGGGGCTGGGTGGGGGTAGAGCTTGATGCTTGGGCCGCGCAAATCTTTGCCGGCGTCAGTCCATTTCACCCAGAACGCATGATCACCTTTGCTGGCGATAGCCACCGGCTCCTGCTGCTGAACAGGCGCATCCAGTGCTGCTCGCAGGTTAATTATTAACAGCTCATCCTCCATTACACTCGCCAGCAGTGTGTCTAGTGCTTCCTCCAGCAACTCACTGCTCACCAGTATCTTGTCAGTCATGGCTTTTCTCCTTCGCTCGGGATGACCAGCGGGTAGCTCACAATTCGGCAATCCACGGCATGAATTAAGCCTGCTGGCGTCCTTACACCCGCAGAATTTCTCTTTGTACTCAGCCCACTTGTCAGTCATGATGGTTCATTCCCTTCGCGCATTGCTTCGCGCTTATCTCGTTGGATGATTGCAGTGCAGCCGTCATGACCGCAAAAGCACTTATCAGGCATTCCGCTTGGGTCAGATAGGCAGCAGTCAGAACAAATCCACTCACACTCTCCGCGTGCTGCGCGGTAAGTCCAGTCGCGTGTCGCTTTGTTCATGCCTTCAATGTGATCACTCAGTTTATCGGCAGGGATAACCGTAACAGTTACCTGAGTCATCCCTCACCCTCCTGCTGAATTGGCTTTGCTCCGTTAAGGCGGGCCGCACGCTGTTCTTCAGTTTCGCCATCGAACAGACCTTCATAGCGCGGGTTACGTTCTCCGTCTGTTGCCTGCTGAATTGGCTTGCTGTTAAGGCGGGCGACTTCATCAACAATGCACATGCCAAGATTTGCAGCCCAATTGGTTGTTCCGGTTACGTTTGTGCGCTTGTTCTGCTGGTAGTCCAGAACAAGGTTCATGACTTCGGTGACGGATGGCAGAACAACCTTCTGTGCAAGCAGTTTTTCCCATTCTGCTTCGTATGAGCGGAGCATCTGCACCTCTGCCTTGAGCTGGTCGCGCTCTATCTCAAGCGCGCTGTGTGCAAAAATAGCGTCTTCAATCTCTCTGTGCATGATGTCGCGCTCTTGCTCAACAGCTGCTCTTTCACTCCTATTTTCTTTGTCGCATTCAAGGAATGATTCGATCTCGATTTGTAGCCGGCTAATAGTGTTTCCTTGATTGCCAATCATCTCAGCCGCTTGCAGTAGCTCTGCTTTCAACTGCTCAACCTCCATCGCAAGCACCCGCTGACCATGCTTGGCTTCTTCTAGCAGGCGCTGGTGCTGTGTGACGGTCATCAGTGCAGTGTCGTAGTGCTCAACCTGTGCCGCATACAAGACCAACGAGAACCACGTGAAACCATTGCCGGATTCAATCTTCTTGCTGTTAGCCCAGCCAACTACCTCCACTTCCTCGCCAACTGGCTCAGGTTGTGCTGCCGGCTTCAGCATCCACTCAGTCCACTCACCGTCGACGTACTCGCGGGTGTAGTGACGCCCATCGCGGTACACCACGCCAGCAAGTCCGCGATCAGAGTTGTAGATGCGCTCAACCCGATCATCGGCGTGGAAAATGCTCACGTTGAAAACGCCAGTCTCAGTCCGGTAGATGCCTGTTTGCTTTATGTCGTTCAGCGACTTGGTGAAGGGCAGTGTTACCTCGCCAACTGGCGCTGCGCCTGCAATCTCGTTGCAGCTATCTATGCGGTTGTTCATAGCATCACACTCCCATCTTTCAGACCATCATTTAGCCCGCGCATGTAGCCATCCGTTTCTCCTTCTTGCGGATACGGACAAACCTTTGGCGGTATGTAGCTGCAGTTCTCCCTCGACCAGCAGAAGCCAATCGCGTAACCGTCTGCCCAATCGGCGCACCAGTTGTTGGCGCTGGCATCATCAGTCCACGCCAGTGCAATTATCCCAATAATCAGCGCGGAACTGGCAAGCAATCCCGCAAGCCAATCGCACACGGCGTGCTTTGGGCCTTCTGGCATTGATTCGTATGGTTCGCTCATACCGCCCCCGTCGTAAATTCATCAGCGCGGCGACGGTAAGCATTTGCTGCCATATGGGTCAGCGCGATGTATTCGCCATGGCTGATAACGTCCGCCCACATTAGGCCGCTAAGGGTTCCGCAAACATAGCTCAGGTGTTCAGCGATCAGCGTTTCAAACTGGAATTCGCGCAACTCTTTGAGCTTGTCGCGGATCATTTCCAGCGCCATGCTGCGGATTTCTTCGGGGGTTGATTGGTATTTCATGCTGCAAACTCCTTCTCAAGTTCAGCCACCTGCGCAAACAGCGCGTCGGCTTCTTTCATTTCGCGTCGGAAGTCATCAGTGCGATCTGCACGGTGCGCGCATTCGCGTACATGCTCGGCAAGTTCGCGCAGTTGTTGGATCTGTTCTTTTGTCACTTTCATGGTGTTACCTCTGTTTCTGGTTGGTGTTCGTGGATTATTGGCCAGGGTTTTGTGCTTGTCCAGAATTATTTATAAGTATTTTGAATGCTGCTGCTGCCACTCTTGGAACCTGTCCGTTTCCAATGGCTTTAAGCATGTGTGACCGATAGGCCAGCCCATCAACCACTCGACCCATTGAGGGTTCAGGTGGCCATTGTCTGAACTCATAACTGCATAATCCAGTCGATCCAATTTGCGGCTCTTTCCGTTTTTCCTGATTAGCGAGTTCTGGCTGCTTCCTTTGCTCATGCTTGCTACTGGAGTAGGCCATATTG